TCTACCATAGAAACGGTTGTTAACCATTTTCTTAGCGTATCTCGTCATTATACCTTTGATCGGTGTAAAGTTGAATGGGTTATACATTGTAGGTGTTAATTGTAGAGGTACATACGGAGCATATACATATCCTGTGTCTAACAAAGATGAACCTTTGTGTCCGATAAGGATTTGGTTAGCTGGGAAGTATGGATCTCTATACACTTGGTAACGACCTGCTAATGTACCAACTCTTTCGATACCCATGTTGTACTGATCTTGCTCCGGAGAAGCGTTAGATACGTGGAAGTACTCAAGGTCATCAAAGATTGCAGAAACTTCAGAAGAAACAACGATCCAGTTAGCTCCACCTCTTAAAGTAGATTTGTGGATTTGTGCTGACAATTGGTTAATTGCTGTAATCAAAGTTTGATTCCAATCTTTTTGAGTGTATGATGTTGTTTGAGCAATTCTTCTCCATCCGTTGTAATCCCATCTTAGGTTCCAAGCCGCTCCTTTTCTAAGGTCTCTCAAGATTTCTCTATCGATTTCTGCTGCCACTTGCTCAGACAATAATGCTGTTAATTCAGCTTCAGCGTCGATGTTATGGAATGCAGAAACGTCTTGTGCTAATTCAGGTGACCATTGTGCTCTTAGTTTTCTTTCTGTAACTGATACAGTAACTGACTCAAGGTCAAAAGATACTTCACCAATTTTATCTTCAAATTCTAAGTTCGCATATCTTTTATATACCGCAGTAAATGAAGATGCTGACAATATACCACTTACAGTTGCTCCTGTGTATCCGTCTAATGATGTTGCGTCACAATCAGCACATACCGGACAAGAAAGATCAACTTCTAAAATAATACAACCTTCGTTATTACATACAGTATTGTATGAACCACCATTTCCACTAGGGAATGTTGTGTTTACAGGACTATAAGAAGGGTTAACCATACTTCTACCATATTGTTGTGTAACAACTCTAAATAATAATGGTGTAGTCGAAGAAACAGCACATGGGGATGAACCTGCAATAGTTAAACCTGAGTCTTTAATAATTCTTAAATCAGAAAGGAAAGTTTCAGTATCAACTTCAGATCCATCAGGACCAACTAATTTACCAGAATCTGCTTGATAAAAATTACAAAGTTTGATTAAAACTTTTCTAACCCCTGTTGTAGATGCGGTGTATGTTGCACTGTTATTTGAATCAACTAATGTACCGTTAGACCACTCTAAAACTGTTGTAGTAGCCGTTACCGCAGTAAAGGTACCTTTTGAATAATCAAATAATCCTGGAGGGTTTAAACCTGCTTCAGCACCTTCATAAAATAAATCATAAAGATTTTTACCATAAGCATCTGCTCCACTATAACCTGTACCATCAGCAGCATTATAACTTGTTGACCCAATTGGTGCGAAGTGGTTTGTTCCAGCTGCAGTATCTGCGGAGTTATAACCTTGAATTTTAGGTACGAAGTAGAACAATTTACCGATTGGTAAGTTCATTGCTTGTACAGATACTAAATCATTTGCTAACAATTTAGAGAATACTCTTCTAACGATAGGAAATACTACAGTTTCAAATGAACCTGAACTGTCAGTAGATGCCGCTTCGTTAATTAGGTGAGACGCTTGGTTTTCATATAATTGTGCCATGTTCTCTTTGATGTGTCCTTTCAAACCATCTAGGAATCCTAATCTATCCCATTTGTTAATTGTGTCTTCTTTGATAACTTTCAAGTGCTTAAGTCCGATGTTACCTACAAGACCTGATTCTAATAATGCTCCCATTTTTTATTTTTTTTAATTAGAGTTTATTTTTTATTTTATGTATATAAATATACAGTAATTTTAAAAAGTTTATTTTTTATTTAATTTTTGACATTAAATCCTTCATTCTCAAGAATTGTGGATTTTCATAAGTTTTACTTTCAATCAAATTAGAAGAAGATCCATTTTGTGGTGTTTTGATAACTTTTCTTTGTACAGATTCATTAATTGATTCGTTTGTTTTGTTATCGCCTAATTCTTCTTTAATTGATTTGTAAAGATTTTTTGACTCTTTAAGAGACTCAACGTTATCAAATCTTCTAAGAATATTAATCTTTTCTTGTTTTGTTGTTGAGTGTTCAGTAAATAGTCTTGTTGAGTAAGCTAAATTAGAGTTAAAAACTGCAACTTCATTAAGTTTGTTTCTGAAGAAATCTAAAGCCTTTTTATATTCTTCATTTTTTTCTCTTAATAAATTCAATTCTTTGTCAACTGATTCGACTTTAAGGTGTCTTGGTGCTGTTCTTACTTTTGGTAAACCTTTTCTACCCCAATACTTACCGTTACCTAAAGTTCTTGCGGCTTCCATTGTTTCAGCTTCACCATCCATACCTACAACATCTCCAATTTCTTCATCAGTCATCCATTCTTCACCTAATTCATCTTCAGGTGTTTCAGTTACTCCGTGTTTCATTTTAGATGGGTAAGGGTCTTTTTTAAAATTACCACCTTTACCATGTCTTTTAGGGCCTTCTTTCATTTTGTACGAAACTTTATCCATATTAGGTTTTTTTGAATATTTAAAAGTCTCCAAAACAGATTCAAGTTCTTCTTGATCAACTTCAAAAACAGTTTCTTCCTCGTACCCCCCATAATGGCTTCCCATTTCGTCACCTTCGGTAAATTCTTCATAAGGACTTCCCATTTCGTCACCTTCGGTAAATTCTTCATAAGGACTCCCCATTTCGTCACCCTCAACTTCTAATTCATAAACAGTACCTTCATAATTTGTACCGCCCATTTCGTTGTTTTCCATATAATTTTCCATCATATTCATTTGTTCTGCGGGTTGACTTTCTCCACCAAAAGTAATTAGGTATTCAGTGTTACTATTGTTATCAACTAAATGAACGTCACCGTCATCTTGTTTTTTAACAATAATTCCATCTTGATCACCCATCGCTTTAAAAACTCTTAAAACTTCCTCAGGCGATGCTTGAGTCATATCAAGAGGCGGTAGTTCTTCTCCCCCAACATTATCACCATCAACACCCGCTTGTGGCATTTCCGGCTCTTCTACACCCTCTTCTGAATTAATGTCTTCTTCCGATTCATCATCTTCTGAATCATACTCTACATCAACTTCTTCTTCTTCACCATCTACTGGTGCTTCTGCATCTTGTTCGTGTAACCTTTTTCTCTGATTTAGAGATTCTTTTACTAATTGGCTGATTTCTTCCTTCATTGTAGAAGCAAGTATTCCTTTTGCGTTTTCACTGATAGCCTCCTCTACTGCTCTAATTTGCAATAAAGTTTCTTCAACTACAGATTTGTTTTTTTCCATATAAAAATGCAATTTTTTGCTTTTGTTGGTTTATTTTATTAGATAAATATGTAGATACTTGAAAAAAAACTTTTTTAACACAAAAAAAGGGAACACTTACGTATCCCCTTTTTAAATCTTTTTAAATTAAATAAAATTAATTACTCAATAACCTCATCAATTTTACTTTCAACAATTGCTGTTATTCTCCAATCCATAGTGTAAGTTTCATATGCCTTTGTGACTTTCGCTTCTACGTCTGTTGGTGAAAAGGCCTTAACCAATTTTTCCTCTTTAATTTTTTTTACTTTACCTGTGTTTTCGTCAACCATATCGGTTGTTACTCTTGCAACAAAATACTTTTCATCCATAATTTAATTTTTTTATTTATCCAAATAATCGGACAATCTTTTCATTAAGTCAACAGATTTGTTTAGTGGGTTTGATGATAATTCAACATTTTCATGTTCTGTTAATTTTTCTTCATATTTTGGTCTATCGTTTTTATTTAAATAAAGGTAAGCCCCTGGTGTTGATGGAGATGAAACTAAGTCAAAACATATCAATTCAAAATCGTCTTGAACCTCATTTTGTTCTCCTTTTTTAACTAAAGATCCAACACCACGAGAAGATACTCCCATAGTAACACCTTGTCTCATCATATTTGCTGCTATATCACCTTTAGAAGAAACAATACCTCTTTCGTGAAATCCAGGAGTTGTCAATAACTTAATTTTACCCATTAATACGTTATCTTCCCACCATACTTCTGTGATTAAATGTGCAACTCTGTCTAAGTCAATAAGTGAAGATTCCGGGTGATTTAATTCAGAAATAGACATTCCTTTATTAATCATTTCTTTATATTTTTCAGCCTCTCTTTTTAATATTTTTTCAGGATATACTCTACCATTTCTATTTGGTACCCCATATTTTTGTAAAGTTGCATAAAATACAAATGGTTTTGAATGATCAAGTTGCCCGTATGATTCTCTAATTACTTGATTGTTTCTATGTTCGTTTGGATTAATTATCCCCGCATCCCACTCAACTAAAATCCCCTTACCTGTATCGTTTGGTCCTAATATTTTCATAATCTTTTTTATGATAAATATTATGTAGTTTTGGTTTCTTTTATTTTTGTTTTACTTAATGTAAAATACTTTGAATTTTTTAAGTCGTCAAAATAAATTGAAGATATTATTTTTTTAATTTTTGATTTTAAAATAAAAGACTTGAAATCAATTGTTTTATCATGTACAAATAACGTTATTTCTAAATTTAAAAAACTTTTTTTATTCTTTTGTATCCCACTAACCCTTAAATCTAAATCAACAATTTGTTTTCTTTCAAATGTTAAAGTGTCCGTTACTTCTACTAGTGTGTGTTGTATTTGTCTTTTTATTATCCCCGTAATCCTATTCCAATTTTCTTCTTCATTTAATGGTTCGATCCATGTTTGTAATACCACATAAATTGATTTTAATTCTTTTGAGTCGACCGTACCATAGTGACATTTTGCATCATCAAAAATGTTTAATTTTGACGTTTTTCCTTTTTTCATTTTTCATATCTTGAAAGTTTATTGTTTTATAAAATATAATAAAACTTTACATTATTGTCAAAATTTAAAATTTTTCCTACTATTTATAAATTAAACCAAAAAAACATGATTATTGTACACGTAAAAAACTCAAATTCTTTAGAACAAGCACTTAAAACATATAAGTTTAAAATTTACAAAACAAAACAAATTCAAAAATTACAAGAAAGACAAGAATACAAAAAACCCTCCGTAAAACGAAGGGCTCAAATTAAAAAGGCTCAATACAAACAGAAAAATCAAATTTCTTCTTGAGTTTCTTCTTTCTTTTCTTCAGATTTTTTTCCAAAAATCTTTTCTGTGGAGGTAAGACCTAAACACCCAAACGCCAACATAGCAACAGCATTTACTAATGTGTCAGAAGGTTTGATGTCTCCGTGTGTATAACTGTTCGCATATAAAGTAATACAAAGAGAAACACCGCAAAGAATACCTACAAATCTTTTTGAAGATGCGTTACCTTGACTGTCCATAAACAATCTACCGATTCCTTTAAAAAATTTTTTCATAGTCCCAAACTTAATTTTTTTAGTTTATAATAATCATAATGGTTACATTTTGACTCCATTACTTTATTGATTGTTTTGTTAATAGTACCTTCAAGTTCTTTATCTGATGACTCATTAATTGAAACTTTTAGGTTATCCAAAACAAGTTTTTTAAGATTATCAAAATTTTCTTTTAACTCTTCTCCGTTAAGTGATAAAATCTGATCTAATTCTTTTTTATCGTTTTCGTTTAAGTGCCCTAATTCTTTTTTTAAATTTTCATTTGCGATTTTTACCATAGAAGAAATCGGTAAAAAACTACTTTCAGTGATGTCTTTTCTATTTTCTTCCTTTGTAATTATATTTTTAATATTTTTTTTAGACTCTAAAATATTTTCAAGATTTTTAATACCAGTTTTATAAATGGCATTATCAATATCAAAATAATTATTAGTTGATTCATCATTCCAAGAGTTTATCCAATTGTTTATTTCTTTTAAACGTCTTGACTGACTTTCTAAGAGTATTTGTGAATACTCAATAGATTCATTAATGTAATCATTTGCAATATCGGTGGGTAATCCCTTATTTGATGATAAATCATCATAAATGTAATATAACTCAGAAAGATCTTTATTTTTTAAAAATACCTCGTTGAATTCAAAAATAAATCTTTTAAAAGACGGCTTTTTAGATAGTTCAATTGCCGTGTTTTCTATTTTTGTTTTAATTGTACCAAAAGTGTTCATATAATTTTTTTATATAAATATCTTACTTATTCAATAAGTTATTTAATTTTTCATCAATTTCTTCCAATTTTATTCTTCCTTTTGATAGGTCAAAAGAATTTGACCCATAATATAAACTATCTTCTAATAGTAAATCTAAATCTTTTCTAACAAATCTTTCAGGGGTTACTGCTCCCCCACCAGCATCTGGCGGTGGTGGTGGTGCTCCACCTGCATCACCACCCGCTGGTGGTGCCCCTCCACCTGCATCACCTTCAGGTGCTGCTCCTCCCGCTTCACCTTCTTTTTTACCATATAGGTTATCAATATTATCAAATATCCCCGTTTTTGGTATAACTTCTGCAGTTTTCTCTAATTCAGCATAAACAGCCCTTTCAATTCTTTGTTGTTGAATGTCTAACCTAATTTCTTCATCTGAAAACCCTAAAATGTGTTTTTTGGCCCAAGAAGCTGAAACAGGTGCTAAAGACTTTGCGATTTCTGCCGTCGCGTCTTTATATAACGTAATTTTTTCTTTCCAAATTTCTAACGACAATAATTCACCTTGTTTTGAAGGGTTATGTAACCCTAAAGTAAAATTAGTAAGTTCATCCTCAAACCCTAATAAAAATAAATGAATAATTGCAATTTTATTTAATTCAGCTATCATTGATTTTTGTATTCTATTGATTGTCCTAGCGAATCTAATATCTAGTAAGGATAAATTTTTACCGTCACCAACCGCTTCTTCAAAACCTAAATACGCTTTAGGGATTCTAAGTGCGGTTACTAATTTCTTTTGTATATATTCAATGTCGGCAATTTCCGCCAAATTTTGTCCAGCAGGTAATGTTTCAATTGGATTTGTTGCTCCTGGGTCTCTTACAGGTATAAAATAATCTTGATCAACAGCCAACTGATTATATCTCATATCAACGTTACCCGTATTTGGATCTGCAATTTGGTCTCTTTTAAATTTATTTGCAACTTTTTGTACATATGCATCCACATCCTTATCATCCATGTTACCAACAAAAACCTTAAATACCCTTCTTTCAGGTGCTCTTGAAACCCTATAAACTAACATCGCATCTTCAGATAGTAATAATTGTTTCCATATACGTCTAGCCTTTTCTAACATAGACGTACCATAAGGTAATTTTCTATCATCGCCCAAAATTCTAAAATGGGCAATTTCCCATGTATTAAATTCCATGTTTTTTTCTTTCCAAACAAACTTCAATGCATCGTTTTCCATTTCTTGTGAATATTTGTCGGGCTGGAATCTCATACCTTTTTCTAACCTTTCTATTTGTATGTTTGGTAATTGTTGACAACCAACTACCCCTTTTTCAGGGTCTAATTTTAAATAAACAAAATTATCACCAAATTTACATGTGTTTCTTGTCCACATAGGTAAATTTGTATTTATATCTAATTTATTTGTGAATAGGTCGGTTAAAACTTGTTTTATTCTTTTAGATTCTGAATATACTTTTAAAATTAAACCATCTTGGTCAGGTGTTGTCGATTCCTCAGAATATATATCCAAAGCCGCAGAAATTTCAGGAGTATATTCCATAGATTCGTAATCATAGTATGATGCCATTCTTGTTGGTTCATAATAAACCGCCTGTTGATAAAGATTACCTTCGACTTTTTGCCATTGTTTACCAATGTACATCGTTTGTTGTGCTTCAAGTTTTTCCCTCTCAAACTCAGCCTTGTCTGTTGTTTTTAAAAGTTGTTTTTTATCGAATTTAAAAACAGGTGTCTGTTGATCCATAGTAGATGAAGGTCCGAAAACCTTACCTAATCTTTGCCAAACTGTAATTTTTTGATCTGCCATAATTTTTTTATTAAAAAAGTAAGTTTAAAATTATTATTTTAAACCCTTCCCGAACCGAATAACCATAAATACTTTTCATAGTCACTTTTTGTTAATTGCGACCTACCTATATAATTATTTTGTGTTGGGGTGGAGACTACTCCCGGATTAAAATTTGTATATTCTCCTGTGTAATTATTTGTCTCAACCGACCACGACTCTAACATAGCCTTTGCCTGTTCGGTTGCTTTTTCTAATTTAGAAAATGAGGTTTCAGCAACATATAAGGCCATAGCCATTGCCATTATTAAATCGTCATGTTGTCCTTTTTGGTGGTCAGGTTTACCATTAATATAAACAAATGTATTTAATTCATTAAATAATCTTTGTGACCTAATTCCAAAATCGTGTCTAAGGGCCTCTTCAAATGCTGCAACAATTTGTACTCTTTTTGAATTGAAATTAATCCCGGGTATTTTTTCGTTTACCTTTGGATCCCATTTCCATTTATCGGAGGCGTTAACCCCATCTACATATAAATTTTTGTATCCTAATTCTTGTAATTTTCTTGATGTTGCAACACCCATTCCTCCCGTAATATCGGTAACAATAAATGCATTATACATTGTTGCCCACCTATATGCAATTTCTGCCACAACATCAGGTGGTACTTTTGCAATATATTCTAAAACTTGTTCCCTTTCATCAAAATCAATAATTATAAATGTTGTAAAATCTTCACTATCACCTCTGGATACATCCATACCCATAATATATTTATGTCCTTCAATTGGTTCTTTCCATTGCCATAAAACACCACCCATAAATTTATTTTCGGGTTCTCTTAATTGGTTATCTTTAATCGATTTCATTGTTTCAGGTGGAATAACATTATCCCCCGACCCTAAAAAGTTACATTCAAGTTCCTGTGATATTTTTCTCCTATCAAATTTTAACTTTTTGGCCATAGCTTCAAACCATGAGCTATATGCCCTATAACCTTGTTCTAATTTTATTTTAATATCTTCAAAATCTCTTTCTTTAATTTTTGTTTGTGAGTAATCAAGAGTTATTTCGTTGTCTTTGTAATCTGCCCTATTTAACATATAATGTACAATATCCTGACATTTAATAAGTTTTAAGTCTTTTGAATAACGTGGATCTCTCCACCAATACATTTCTGTAATTCTAAAGTCATTCATACCTTTTATCGCCTGACTATATATTGAATAATAGATTGGGTCAAATCCGTTTGGTGTTGAAATTACAATAACTTTACCTCCTGTAGAAAGGGAAGCCATACAAGCAGACCAAAAGTCCTCATCTGCATCAATATACGCCGCCTCATCAAATATAAGGATCGTAGGTGTATAACCACGTAAAGCATCTTTTGATGTTGCAACTGCCTTAACTTCACAACCGTTAGTTAATTTAAAGTGTCTTTGTGAATTTTTTTCGGCAGAAAACCCAACACCCATCCATTTTGGCCATTGATCCACAAATGCCCTAACTTTGTTCGCCATCTCAACCGCGGTGTCAAGTTTGTTTGCAATAATTAGAATTTTTTCTGGTTTTTCTTTTTTAGCAAAAACCAATCTTTTTGATGCCCATGCAGATGTCACTGTAGAAACACCAGCCTGACGGTATTTTAGTGCTATGTTCTCATCACATTCGTCATAATCTTTTACAAGCGTGACTTGATCGTTAAATAACTCTAACGGAACATATTTTGATTGTGTGTTATCGTAAGTTTGTAAATATGTTTTAAGTGCGTAAGGAGTGTCGTTTACACATTTAGCGTATTCCAATAATGCTTGTTCCCTTGATAAAGACATCCATTATCTTTTAATACTTTTAATTGTTCTTAATAATTCACCTTTTGTTGTATGTGGAGGTAAATAATCTTCAATAAGTTTTAAAATGTTTTCTTCAAGTTTCTTTACATTTTCTTTTGATTTTACTTTTTTTGGTAATCCTTTGTGTTTTGTAGATGCAAAATCTTCTAAATCCTTTTCTGACATTTTATTAGCCATATCTTTTACTGATTTAGAAACTTTTGATTTTGAGGTATCTCCTCTTTTAACAGAAAGAGCTAATCCCATAATTTTTTGTTGTTGTGTTGATTTAGACCTTTCAGTAACTTCTGTCTCAATAACCTCAATACCACCAGGTACTTGTTTAACAACACTATTATTTTGAACAGGAACACCTTTTTGAGCATCATCACCAGTAAGTGTTGTGACTGTTTTTGTTTCAGTTTTTTTAGTTACCGCTTCTTTGGTTTCTTTTTTTACCTTTTCATAAAGTAAAGATATTTGATTTCTATTAAAACTTGAAATCGTTTTCATAGAAAACCCCTCGCGTAATAACGTCTCAATTTTGTAATCAATATGTTTCATCACTTATTAAATTTTTTTCCCAGTTTAGTATGACATCTCGTTCATATAATTTATCATTAACGGTTTCTACACTATCACCATAATTAAAAACTAAACGTTTTCTTTTATGTATTAAAATTTCATCACTGTTTGAGTTTTCCCAAGCCAATGCAATAACACCATCAACCGCATCAAAAACACCAAAAAAATCAGAGTTTTGAATTAAATTTAAACTTATTTCTGAATTTTTTAAAACCCCAACTTTTTTTATATAATTAACATTTGGTGGGTATGGTTTACCTGAAGCAGGTTCAGCGTCCCAATCATCTCCCCAAACATCGTCCAAATCTGAAAATATAAATTCATATATATTATCCCCTTTATAATTTGGCCCTAATTCATTTACATATACTAAAATCATAAAATCCTCCCTCTTGGTGTAACTTTAATTTGTTTTCCGTTTTTAGTAAAAATTAAATTTTCTTTGTTTGTTTTACCTACAAACTTTGCATTATTTTCTAATAAGTTTAAACCTTTTTCCATTTGAATAACGGTTTCACTTAAATTTCTAATTTCTTTTTTTATTTCAGCTTTTTGTAGTTGGTTTTTTAAAAAGTCTTTTTTGTTTTTTTCCTCTAATATTGGTCTTTCCGAAGGTGACATCTTAAAATATCCACTTAAAACATTTTCAACCACAGATCCACCAGCACCCATAGGAGGCATTGGTTCTTGTGGTGGTTCAGCCATTGTTTCACCCATTCCGCCCATATCAAAATCTTCATCAGATGGTAAGTCAAGATCGCCCGCACCTTCAGATCCATACTCATCTGCTTCATCAAACTTAGATAAAATATCTTCTCTATCGTCTTCTTCAAGATTATCTAAATTTAAAGCCGAAATTATTGAATTTAAAACATATTTAATATCATCAGACTCCAAATTTTTATCTTTTTCCATAGTTCTAAGTCTTTGACTTAATTTACCTGTAAGTCTTTGTATTGATTTAAAGCTTGGCATCTTTGATTCCCCTTCTAAATCAAAATCTTCTGCTGGTGGCATTTCAGGTTCCATACCCATATCTTCACCAGGAGGTGGTGGAGGTGTTGCTCCCATATCTTCTGCAGGTGGCGGAGGTGTTGCTCCCATATCTTCACCAGGAGGTGTCATATCACCCATATCTTCTGCAGGTGGAGGAGGAGGTGTTGCTCCCATATCTTCTGCAGGTGGCGGAGGAGTAGGTGTTGCTCCCATATCTTCTGCAGGTGGCGGAGGAGTAGGGGGTGTACCACCTACGTCAGGAGTTTCAGAATTAGTTTTAGGAAGTTTTAGTATGAACTTTTTTTTTTGAGCGGATTGTTCTCCGATTAAATTGATACCTTCATCATTACCATAAACTCTATTTAGTTCTGATGCGGTTAAGTTCAATTTTTTCATTGCCTCTGAATAAGATCTAAAGTGTTTTCTTTGTTTCATTGGTTCCGAATAATCCAAAAAAGATTCATTAAGACCTTTTTTAATTATATACCCAAGTCTTTCTTTAACAATACCATACGTATACCCATCAGCCAATTGAATCGTATAATCTATTGATGATTGCTCATTAATATTTTGTTTGGGGGTTTCTTTATATTTTGCAATATCCAAAATCCTTTGAATTTTTTCCATCCCCGTTAATTTTTCACTCCCAAGTGGTTTTAAATCTGCCATCTTATATGTTTTTTTGTGTTTAATATTAAAAATAAAAATTAATTAGTACTTTTATTTTTATATAAATATATCATTATTTTGTAATTTTTAAATTACTCTATATTTTCTTGTTCTAATGATAATTTTCTATCAACAAACTCGTTTTTAAAGTTTTCCAATTTGGCAATATATCCGTTCCTTCTTAAAAATTTGAACACCAAATTTTCATAAGAATATTCACCTTCTTTCTTTAAACCACAAGTTCGATATTTTCTTAATTTTTCTCTGTATTTTTTAACTAAAGTAACCGCATCTTCAATGTCCTCATCTTGTGCGTTTTCTAAAACACCATCAATAATGTCCATCCATTGATTTACTTTAGACATTAGTTTTTTCTTATCTACTTTAAAATTTTCTTTTTCTGGGGTTTTTAACCATTCGTCATTTAATAATGAATATACGCCTTGGCTTTCATTTTTTTCATTTGCGTCTTGTACATATAATTCAGTTTCGAATCCCTTTATAAAAATGTCGTGAGCGGCGTTAAATACGGTTTTTTTAAGTCTAAATAATTCTTCTGTCATTTTTCTATTTTCAGACTCATCAAGATCAATTAGTATATGAATATCAAAATCAGAAAACTCACTCCAATTGTACCCAACCAAGGAACCAACAAAAATTATATCTTGTATAAAAAGATCGGTATCCAAATAATCAATAAAAAGATTTGCAACTTTTAAAAGTCTTTGTCTTATTTCAGGTTTTAGTTTTACTGTTTTTGGGTTGTCAGAATTATCCCATACATTTGGATTAAATTCGTCCTGTAAATAAAAACTGTTTATAATTTTATCAGTACTTGCCATGTATATAAATATGGCGTGAAAATTATTTATCTAACTTTTTAAATTTGTATGTTTTTGAAATTTGGGTATTGAAAAATTTACCTTGTGATTCTGAAAGTCTAAATTGAGCGTAAATATTATGGGGAACCTCATCATATTCATATTTGAATCCATTTTTAAACTCAACTATTAATTTATTAGATTCGGTATCATATATAGTTGTTTTAAGGTTACTTGATTCTATTTCACAAGTAATTTTGGTTCCGTCAATATCTGTTCTTTTAATTGCCATAATTTTTTATTAGAAAAATATTAAAAAAGTTTTTTAAATCAAGAAATTTGATTATATTTGTAGTATAATTATTCACCTCTTAAAAAATAAACCTTATGAAAAATTTAGAATCAACTATCGTTTTATCATTACTTGGACTTATGTATTTGTCAGTAATTATAAACATCGCCTTATTTGGAATTAAAGTAACTTTATTTTAATAAAATTTTATGAAGACAATAAAACATATACCTATACTTACTAGGTCTTTGATTTTACTCTCAATAATATTTTATTTATTAAATTGTTATTATGGTAATATTAATGACTTTTTTGGTATGTACCAATTATCTAATGAAAATTTTAATATATTTCAAATTTTAACTTTTTCTTTTTGTCATGAAATTAACCCGTCTCATTTATTAAATAATATTGCGTTTTTCATATTAGTCTCTTCTCAATTAGAAAAAAAAATAGGTTATAATATATTATTTTTAATTTTACTAACAATATTAATAAATGTAATTGGTATAAATTTAGTATCTATAGAAAGTAACGTTATTGGATTATCTTCCGTACTTTTTTCTATGATTACGTTTTTTATACTAACTAAAAATAATTTAGATCATACACTTAACTTTGGTTTAAAATTTGTTTTGTTACTATTTGTTTTAGATAATTTAATCGCTATTGTTTTTGGATTAATGAATAATGATTTTAACATAAATTTTTACAGTACATACCTACACTTTTTAGGGATTATTTCGGGGTTGGTGTTTTACTTATATATAAAAATAAAAAAACTTATCAAAAGATAAGTTTTTTTATTAAATTTATATTAATCAGGAATATTTAAAATGTTCCATTTTTCAGGATAAGGGACGGTAATTCCTCTTCTTATAATCTCCTGAGATCCTTTTTTAATTGATCCAAGAATTGATGATGTTGCACAATTTGAACCACCTAACCCAACAATATATGCGTTAATCATATCGTATTCGCTATCGACATCACTCATTTCAGAATTAAAATATGCACACCAACCTTTACCTGAATGATTTGTGATTTCGGTACTAAATTCTTTTAAATCATCTCTGCTTTTCATAGTTAGTACTGCAGCTAATGCTGCCGGTTCATCATCATCAACATTTACACCGAGTATTGTTTTTTCAAGAGCATGTATAAAAGATTTAGCCGCGGTTGTACCGACACCTTCATTCAATAATCTTGATTCTTTAACAACTCTTCTTACAAGTCTTGTAAGATCTGATTCTGTTAATCTAATAATTCTTTTCATAATTTTATTTTATTTTTTTATTGTCTTTTCAAATAAATATATCGTTTTTAAAAAAAAGTTGTAAACCAAAAAAAAAAACCCATCCTTACGGACAGGTTTAAAAACTAAAATAAGAACATTTTATTTTAAACTTCTAATTTTATCTCTTATTTTGATTGCATTTTCAAAATCTTGTTTTTTTACACATTCATCTAGTTCTTCATTAAGTTTTATAAGTTCTTCTTTATTTTTTTCTAAATTTTTAATTTTGTCTCTTAACTCTACAGCTTCCTCAAAATTTTGTTCATCGACAGCAATATCTAATTTTTGTTTTAATAAAGATATTTCATCTTGTTTATTAAGTCCCCCTCGTTTATTTGTGATGTAGGTAAATGAGATACTACCATCTTCAGACTTATAGTTTTTCCTTTCCCAATTATCACCATTAAAAAATGGATCTGACGACCATAGTTCGTTAAATAGTTTTTCAAAATTCCTACTAAACATAATTTTATTTTTTTTATAAGTTTATTTTGGTATGATTTTACACTAATTAAATGCCAAACATAAAAACATGACAAAATGTCAGTATTATACTGACGATATGACAATAATAAAAAAATATTGATTATTAGTTTAGTTTCATTTAACTTTTAACCAAATAAAAAAATAAAAAAAGTATTATGATTGAATCATTTGACGAATCAGAAAAATCTAAAAATAAAAATACTGAGACTAAAACAAAAACACCTGTTTTAGATAACTTTTCAAGAGACCTTATAAAACTAGCAGAAGAAGGAAAGTTAGATCCCGTTGTTGGTAGAGAAAATGAAATTAATAGAATTGCTCAAATTCTTTCAAGAAGAAAAAAAAATAACCCTATTATATTAGGAGAACCGGGTTGTGGTAAAACGGCAATAGTTGAAGGTTTAGCAAAGAAAATATTTGAGGGTGATTGCCCACAAAATTTATCAGGTAAAAGAATTGTTTCGTTAGATATGACATCAATTGTTGCTGGAACAAAATATAGAGGACAATTTGAAGAAAGAATGAAAGTTATTATTGAAGAATTATATAATAACCCAGATATTATAATTTTTATTGATGAGATTCACACTATGATTGGTGCTGGAAATTCATCAGGGTCTATGGATGCGTCAAATATATTCAAACCGGCACTATCAAGAGGTGAATTACAATGTATTGGTGCAACTACTTTAGAAGAATATAGAAAAAACATTGAAAAGGACGGAGCACTTGAAAGAAGATTTCAAAAAGTAATGGTTGACCCATCAACAAAAGAAGAGACCTTACAGATACTTCAAAATTCAAAAGATAGATATGAAAACCACCATAAAGTAACATATAGTGATGATATATTAAAACTATGTGTTGAATTGGCTGATAGGTATATCACAGATAGAGAGTTTCCTGATAAGGCGTTTGATATTATTGATGAGGTTGGTGCAAGATCTCAAGTAGAAATTAAATTACCTGAAATTATTGAGGACCTAAAAAAACAAGCCCAAGAAATCAAAGAAGAAAAAGTTAGAGTGATAAACAGTCAGAGATATGAGGAGGCTGCAAATCTTAGAGATAAAGAAAGAAAAGTTTTAAATGATTTAGAAAGAGAAAAGGCTGAATTTGAAAAAAATAGAAATTTATTCAAAAGAGAAGTTACCGATGAGATTGTATATGATGTTGTATCACTAATGACAAAAATACCAATTTCTAAAATTTCAACAGACGAAACTGAACAATTAAAAACTTTAAAAGATACCTTATCAACAAAAGTCATTGGTCAAGATGATGCTGTTGCAAAAATATCAAGATCAATTCAAAGAAATAAGGTCGGATTAAACGACCCTAAAAAACCAATATTTAGTGGATTATTAATTGGTAATTCGGGTGTTGGTAAAACTGAGTTGGCAAAACAACTTGCAAAACATATGTTCAATACAGAAGATGCACTTATTAGATTAGACATGAGTGAATTTTCAGATAAAATTGCAACATCAAAATTAACAGGAACATCTCCAGGTTATGTTGGTTATGAAGATGGTTCACCATTTTTAAATAAAATTAAAAATAAACCATACTCAGTTATTTTATTAGATGAGATTGAAAAGGCCCATCCTGAAATATTTAATGTATTTTTACAAATGTTAGATGAAGGGTTTTTGACTGACGGACATGGAAGAAAAATTAATTTCAAAAATTGTATAATTTTAATGACATCAAACGTTGGGACAAAGGTGGTTCAAGATTTTGGTACCGGTGTTGGATTTGCAACAAACTCTAAAATTGAGAAAAAAGAAGAAGAGATAAAATCTTTATTAGAAAAAGAATTATTTAAAAAGTTTGCACCTGAGTTCATTAATAGATTTGATGAGATCATATACTTCAAAGACTTAAACGAAAATGATTTAATGAAAATTGTTGATTTAGAACTTGAAAAAGTATATGAAAGGGTGTTATCAATTGATTTTGAATTAGAAGTTGATGAGACATTAAAAAAACATATTATAAGTGTTGGGACCGATACTAGGTTTGGTGCTCGAATATTAAAAAGAACCATTCAAAAGTGGGTAGATGATGCAGTTACTGATAAAGTAATTAGTGATAACCCTGAAAAAGGATCTAAATTTATTCTATCATATAATGAAAAAGATAAAAAAACTGAGGTTAAAATAAAAAAACCGACAAAACGTAAAAAATAGTTTTGTAATTGTCAAAAGTTTTCGTAAGTTTGTATTATAATTATTTAATATGGTTCTTATGAAAACTTTTCTTTTTTCTTTATTTTTATTTTTATCTTTGTTTTCTGTTTCTCAAACACAACAAGAGATTCAATCATACTTTAATGAAGTTGCGTATGGTAGTGATCAAATGAAAGGTGATAATACTAATAAAATAACAAAGTGGGATAAAGATATTAAAATGTATTTGGATGGTTACTACACTAACCAAGATTTGATCAATGTAAAAAGTTTAATAACAGAATTAAATACTTTAATTGGTAATATAAAAATTACAATTGTAAAAAATAAATCCGAAGCAAATTCAATTGTATTTTTTGGTGATTTTAACACTTTTAATTCTAAATACCTATACAATCAATCACCATATATTTATTGTAATGGATATTGTCTAATATACGGTTTTGATGATAGTATTATTATTGATAATGTAAAAATTTTTATTAGAAATGATGTTTCATCTTTAGATAAAAAACACGCAATAATTGAAGAAATTACACAATCGTTAGGTTTAGCAAACGACTCTTGGTCTTATGAAGATAGTATGTTTTATGAAGGTTATTCAACAACACAACAATTATCTAAAATGGATAAAGAAGTAATTAGAATGTTATATAAATAAAAAAAAGGAACCAATTTGGTTCCTTTTTTTTATTATTGCCATTTTAGGTTTGTACAAAAATATTCGGCATGTTTATTTGCTATTTCGTCAGGTGTTTTACCTATATCATCAAAAGAATACATATTATACCCCCCTTTTTTTGCTAAAGCAACAACCATACGACCAAAACCACCGCCATCTGAAACCCATCTACTTGATGGTACTGTTGGTTCTGAACTTGTCGACCATTTTTTAAATTTACAAGAATACTTTGCAGTTCTACAATTAATAGAATACTCATTTTCACCAGCTTTCATAAGAAAATCTTTGTTTGTTGTTTTGTCAGGACCATTACAAATGGTACTTACTGTGACAACTTCATCACCTTGTTTAGATCTATCAAAATCAAGATCTGTGTCAAATAAATAATATCCAATGTCATTATCCGCCTGACCAGATGGTTTAGTTAATTTTTTAGGTTCGTTTGACGGTGTTGTTGTCGTCGGTGTTGTTGTTGTCGTTTTTTGAGTTGCCGCTGGTTGGGTTAATTTATTACATAATGTAGTTACTATACTTTGCGCTATGTCTTTAATTTTTTTTCCTCCCTCATTTTTGTGAACTGCTAATCCGTTAGGATCGTATTTTAATACTATATCTTCAAAAGGATTTGAACCCGTTATCCAACCAGTTTTACAAAAATAATCAGTATCTGTTTTTTTACCAACTGTGACAAAATTAGTAACAAAATCATTTGACGGAAATATTCTAATACTAGCCTTAGAATCGGTTGGACTATCAATATTTATAGTATAATTAAAATAATCAGTCAAAACTGAATTCATTGCCGCAATTTTTTGATTTTCAAAAGCTTGAGCCGAAGTTGTTGTTTTTTGTGTTGCCGGTTTTTCAGTTAAGTACTGTCGGTTTGATGCTCTATAATGCATCTCTAAAATCCTTCTTTTTTCAGATTCATTTAAACTTGATAAAATATTTTTCATGTTATTTATTTATTTATTTATTTTTGTGGAAATCCTACCGCCGCACAAACGTTTGTTACGAATGTTTGTGCAATAGATGCTGGTGTTTTTCCCGATTCAGTCTTATATACTGCGTAATTATCTTTTTTGTATTCTAGACTAAAAGTTTCAAAAGGGTTTGGCCCACCCCAACCAGTTTTACAATAATAAATTTCATTATTTTTGGCACCAACCTTTACAAAATTTTGATTTGCCGAATTTTTTAAAGTTATATGTAACGCAGGATTTTGTGGTGTTGATGAGCCTTCTGCGGATAATTCACCCATATTAAAATAATCACTATCACCATATTTAGAAATAGCGTTAAACATCTTACTTTTAAATTGTTCTTTTGCTATTTGAGCAGGTGTTTTGGCCTTTGCCGCAGTTGTAGCAACCGGTTTAGGTGCTAATTTTGCGGATGCCTCACATTGTCTTTTTGCTAATGGTTCCATTCTTTCCACAACATTCCACAAAGGTTCGTAAATATAATTTTCATCATCTGGATTACCCTTTTCACCGAATTTTGTGTAATTATAGATTCCAATGTTTGGAAATTTATCACTCCAATATTTACCAGGATTATTACATATATATTCTAAATTACCTTCTTTACTTTGGTATTGGGGTAAAAGAGTAAAAGAAATTGCTGTTGGCTTATCTGTTCCCAATACTTCAGCCTTTGTTGCATATACTGTTGCTAATTCAGCCGCAGTTATATTACTTTTAAACCCTTCAGTAAGGTACTGTTTTCCTGATGCCCTATAATGCATCTCAAGAATTCTTCTTTTTTCACCTTCATTAAGGTTTGTTAAAATATTTTTCATATAATTTTATTTTTATTAATAAATACATTATATCAACAAAAAGTTTTGTAAATATCAAAAGTTTTCGTAAGTTTGTACTATAATTATTTAATATGACTTTTATGAAATCTTTTCTTTTTTCTTTATTAATGTTAATAACATTTTATTCTGTTTCTCAAACACAAGAAGATATTCAATCATACTTTAATGAAGTTGCGTATGGTAGTGAAGAAATGGAAGGACCAAAAAGAAAATTATTGTTAAAATGGGATAAAGAGATTAAGATGTATTTGGACGGTTATTATACCAATCAAGATTTGATAAACGTTAAAAATATAATATCGGAGCTTAGTGTTTTAAGTGGTATTAAAATAACAATTATTAAAAATAAATCAGAAGCAAATTCAATAGTCTATTTTGGTGATTTCAATACATTTAATTCAAAATATTTATACAATCAATTACCATATATAAATTGTTATGGGTATTGCACAATATATGGTTTTGATGATAGTATTTTTATTTCTGAAGTTAAAATATTCATCAAAAATGACGTATCATCGTTAGATAAAAAACACGCAATAATTGAAGAAATTACACAATCTTTAGGTTTGGCAAATGATTCTTGGACTTATGAAGATAGTATGTTTTATGAAGGTTATACCACAACTCAACAATTATCTAAAATTGATAAAGAAGTTATCAGAATGTTATATAAATAAAAAAAGGAACCTAATTGGTTCCTTTTTTTATTATTGTTTTGTTAATTTAACTTGTTGTATTTTTTTCTGTGATGCCTGACATTGTAATTTACAAGCCGCCATAAATTCATTGTATTCAGTACTACCTTTTTTGAAATATAGGTCGTAATATTGTGCGCTTCCCGCTACGTTAGTACCTTCTGTTACACAAAAATATGTCGGTGTTGCTATTAAATTTTGCATTCTTGGGTCCTCTTTCGGGGTTTTCATTTCAATATAAACCGTACTAACAATTTTATTACCTTCAGCTCCGCTAACATTGACTTTAGATCCCCCAAAAGCTGCGAGTTTATCATTAATAACACTACTTCTCCAATCAACCATATTACTAACGTAGGTATCTAAAGGTGTTGTACCAGCACCAGCATTTGCTGCTGTACCTGCTTGTGCCGTTGCACAATGTTTAGTAAAAAACCCATCAGCAATACCGGTAAACCCATCAACTGTCTTTTTTGTACAATCAACTGGTAGTGAAATATTTTTGGGTGTGTTTTGTTCAGATATTACTCTTTTTATTAATCTAGTAAGTTCTGATTCTGTTAATCTAATTTTTCTTTTCATATTATGTTATTTTATTTTCCTTTAATTTTTAATCCTGATGCTTTACATTGTTTTGCGCCTGCTGCCATCATTAATTTATAAGGGTCCGAATTGTATTTAAAATATTTTTGATAATACCTTAAACTATTCGCAGCAATCTCCTCAGTAGGACGGGCGGTACATGCATAAGTTGGCTGACTACCGTCTTTATTTAAATCAACCTTCATTTGAAACGTAACACTAAAAATAAATTTATTACCAATATCTCCTGAAACATTAATAGATGTTGCACTAAATGCGGATAATAAATCATTAATTACTGAAGTAGTGTAATCTATCATACCTTTTGTTAAGGATTCTGTTGGTTGTTGTTGTTCTTTTCCTGGTGTTGTTGTATTAGCCACAGGTTTAGTTTGTCCACCTGTTTGATTATTTGTAACAATTCCTTTTGATTTATTAAATTCAGCCTGTGAGTGATCACATTGTTTTAAACCTAATTCTTTTAATTTATTAACATCTAGACTTGGATATGCCTTTGTTTGTGTTGTTGCCCCTCTAAAAGTTTCTTGACCTGTACTTGCAGCTCTCCTACAATAGACACTAGGTGTAGCAACTCCTTGATTAGTACCTGGATTTAATTTTTCTTGAGCCATTTTAAAAACAATAATATCTGGACCAACCGCATTGTCAACTAACACTTCAACAGAAGATGCACCTAAAGCGGATAGTTCGGCACTAGTAATTATTACATCTTTAACACCTTCAGTTAAATACTGTCGGTTTGATGCTCTATAATGCATCTCTAAAATCCTTCTTTTTTCGGATTCGTTTAAACTTGATAAAATATTTTTCATGTTATTTATTTATTTATTTATAATTTACCTAATTGTTTTGCCTTTTGTCTCCATGCTAAGTTTGTTTGACATTGTTTCATATAAATAGGTTTAAGAGCGGCCCTAACCGCATCCGTAGTGCCAGGATCCTTCGTCTGCCATTTATATGTGTATTCCCAATAAGAATTAAAGCATTGGAATTCATTTTGTCCCGGCCCCATTATAACATCACCATAGGTACTTTCTCTGTTATATGGTAATGTATTAACACCAACAGCTTTCATTTGATCTAAGGTTATGTTAAAATCAGGCATACCTGGTAATTCATTTGATTTTGTCTTAGTTCCTGCTTGTGTGGTTGTACCCGCTTGTGCCGTTGCACAATGGGGTGTAAAAAACCCATCAGCAATACCGGTAAACCCATTAACTGTCTTTTTTGTACAATCAACCTTCACTGTTACGTCTTTTGTTGTTTGTTCAGATATTACTCTTTTTATTAGTCTAGTAAGATCTGATTCTGTTAATCTAATTTTTCTTTTCATATAATTTTGTTTTTATTAATAAATATACTATCTTTATAAAAAAATTTAAATGAACATAGACAAATTCAAAGAATTACTATCGATCCCTTCTAAAACATATCAAGAAGAAGATATGGTGGAATATCTTTGTAATGAACTTGACACAATTCCAGGCGTCTCCTACTACCGAGATGATATGATGAATATATATGTAACTAAAGGTGAATTAAACGAAGGTGAATACTACCCAATGTTTATTTCACACACGGACACCGTTCATCATAAGGTAGATAAAATCGTAGTTAAAGAAGAAGACCTCATCAGACCCAATACATTTGGAAAAAAGTTTGATGAGGTTAAAGTCCCATGTTTAAAAGCATACACCGAAGATGGTAATCCAACAGGTATAGGTGGTGATGATAAATGTGGTATTTTTATTTGTTTAGAGTTATTAAAAACTTTAGATAAAGTAAAAATTGGTCTGTTTGTTTCAGAAGAAACAGGTTGTCATGGATCTTCAAAATGTGATGAAAACTTTTTACAGGATGTTGGATACATTACACAATATGATGCTCCAGGAAATCATTTAATCTCCGAGATTTGCTCGGGAGTTCGTTTATTTGAACGTGATAGTGAATTTTTTATTAAAACATTAGATGTTATTGAAAATGCGTTTGGAAATGAAATGCTTGTTCAATCACACCCT